CTTTTGGGTCGGTAAACGGCCTGGCAGATTTGCCGCACAATACGGTGTAAACAACAGGCGGCCCTTCGCGTCTGCGGTTACGTTCAATCCAGAGCTGACCTGCTGTAAACCGTTCTGATTTCATGCCAGAGATTCCTGAGATCGGGGTAAAAGCAATCAGCGTCCCAATGATCTCTGTTGGTAGGCCGATTCCACCACCTGTTTTACCAGCAGCACCACCGGTTACGTCTACGCGGTTTCCAGTTATTGATATGCCTGGCTGCGTGCGGGCCAGGATTGCTGTTGGCAATGGAACGGAAACGTTTGAGGAGGATCCACGCGGCAACGTGACGCTATGCAATGGAACGGTGCCAATTTTTGAGGCTGCTGACTACAGACCGCGTGACTTCACCTGGGTCGCTCCACCAAAAGCGGACATAAAAAGGCCGGAGGTGGCGAATCCTCCGGCTGGTACTGCATCCCCTCAACTGTCGGACGGCATCACCGACACCCCAAGGTTGCCCAAAGATCCACCGTGTCCACCCTTTGGATCGAAAGAAATCGGATCGTTTAACAAATTAGGGACAAAGGTTCTTGCTGGTTATGAGTTGCAGAACGGCAAGTGCGTGAAGCTTTGGGATCCGGTGCCTGTTGGGCAGGTGATTCAAAACTATGTGCCTGACGCTGGTCCGACCGTATCGGTTGCGTTGACTGCTGCGATTGCCACGACTGTGGCGATATTCGCTAAACCCATCGCGTCAGTGCTGCAAAAGCTGGCAAAGCCTTTGACCAAGAAGGTGGTGAAGAAGATCAATCAGAAGCTTGGCCGTAAGGCAAAACTGGAATCCTTACAGGAGCGGCGCGTGATCCAGCGTCACCGGAATCAAGCCATTCGCGATCTGAGGCGGGCTCTGGGTAAATGATCTTGTGGGTGTGATCTTGTATCACCTTGGGCTTGAGGACAACATCAGCGCAAATAGGGAAGAACGGCGAATCTTGCTTGAAGCCATAACCCTCACGTAAGGCTTCAGCACATGCTTTGAGCCTGCCCATCTCGTAGTTGAGCCGCTTGTCAGCTAGGGACTGCTCGTAAAGCGCAATCTGTTTTTTGGCTGCCTGCTTGCAGAGTTCAATCGGTCCACGATCCAGAGGGATGGAGAAGGTGGCTGTGATGCCAAAGTTATTGCTGTAGTTCTGGCGGTAACCTGTGCGCTGCGGCTTGTAATACAGGACTTTGCCAGGGTTGTCTGGAACGCCATCTGGGCCATCGAGTCCTGTTTCTGGGTCGATTAGGCCAAAGTTGTCGCTGTTGTCGTAAACGGGCTCTTGATAATACTGATTGTCTGGTTTGCCAAAAGAATGCGTCGAAGACGCAAAGGGGGAAATGTTTAGCGTTGCAGAATCACACTGAATTGCAGATCCATAGCTGTGTTTCATGTACTGCCCAGGCGTGATTTGGACAGCTTGGTTGACGACTGAGCCGCTGCTATTGCTGACGGGGCTTGCAGTTGCGCTGACTTGGGCTGCAGCTGGAGCGGTGTAGAGCAGGCTGAGCAGCAGTGCAGAGGCTGTTGCTCTCATTGGCTAAAGGTGCTGGTGGAGTCGATAACGGTTTCGGTAATTGTCTCGCGGTCGATTATGACTTTTTCGATCAAGCCAGGTGTACTCAGGGTTTCAACGAACTGGAACGCAGCGCCGGGGACTGACTGCTTCCAGGTTGAACGACTAGAGAGGTTGATTTTATTGCCGCTAATGGATGGACTAACGATGCCACTGGTTGGCTCAACGCCTGTACCGCTAACCGTGTACTCAAACCCACTGCGATAAGACTCGGAAACGATTGACTCCTTGACAATGGTTTTCGACTCCGTGTGGGACGACACCACGCCTTGGCTGAAGTTGGGGATTACTGGAACGGCCATTGCAGACGATGGCAGCAGCAGCAAAATGATCAGCCGTTTCACCTTGTGGTCAACTCAGTAATGACTTGACCGATAGCCGTTGTATTGGCTCCGCCTGGTGAGATCGTGACAGCGCCTGCTGTGGTGATGGTGCCAGCCAAGCCAGTGTTAACACCTGCAGCTGTACTGGTGACATCGCCAAAGGCTGGGACTGCACCAACAGTTGGAGCGGACGTTGGAACGGCATCGCCTTGGGTGTAACTGGTTGCGAAGCTGAATGAGTTGCCAGCAGTCTTTTGGGTTGCGTCTGGAATCGTGATGGCATTGACGCCGTTGGTTGCAGCACCAAGCCCACCAAGAGCATCGCTAGTGGTTGAGCCACCTGACGTCACGCTGGTGTCTACTCCAGTTCCGCTGATGCTGTAGCTGTTGCCAACCCTGATGGCGCGTGTAGACGCTCCACCGACATCGAGTTGTACTGAGCTTTGAATTTTGTGGGTTAAATCAGCACGAGCAGGCAAAGCGGCTGCCAATGTGATGCCCAATACCAAAAGTGAGCGCTTCATTTGATGCCAGCTTTGGTGTCTTTGTTATCGACAATAGTCGGCTTCTTATTTCCATTGCCATTGGACTTACGTTCGATACCAAATGAGGCCATTGCACCCGTCAAAAGTGACGCGACGAACGTATTGTCCATTTTCATCTGAGGGAAGATGCCCAGATAGGAAGCGGTGAGCAGTGCAGCGCTCCAAGCCAAGACCAAAGCCTTGACGATGTCTGCCATGCAGACGCCTTCTTTTTCGTGCTGATCTTCAGGGTTGGAGGCCATAGCAGAACAGAGCTACTGTTACAGGGTAACTAGGTCAATCCAATGCTTCTAGTTCTCAAGCCTTTAGTCATGACGATGTGGCGCTCCAGGGCGTTCAAGGAGTTGATTGTGGCGATGTTGGAGAAGATCGTCACTCGTACCGACAACGATTTGGACGATCTTGCGGTAAAACATCTGAAGGATTTGCTGTTGCCTGACACAAGGATTGAAAAGTAAGTGGCGTCCGGCATCATCCAGTTGACCTTGCTGCTGCTAGCCATGGGTCTTGCCCTACTGCCGTTTTTCCAGTTCTTTCGTGGCACGCCCCATCAGCTGGCTGCAATTAAACAACTTGAGGAGTCAATGCCAGCGGAACTACTGGAGGAGCACGAGGCTGATTGGTTTCAGGCGTGGAAGGAAAGTGGGTATGACCAGCAAGTTTTCATGCCTTACTTCAAGCAGCTCGACAACAAGACTGGAACGGGATACCGCGAGTGTTTCAGCTCAGCAGCTGCGATGGTGGCAGCGTTTTACAAGAAAGTGCGTACAGATGATGAGTACAACGAGATTCGCGCCAAATACGGAGACACCACGTCGGTAGAAGCTCAACTAGCAGCGTTGCGCAGTCTTGGCTTGGAAGCTGAATTCCGAAAGGATGGCGATGCTGACATGGTGGAGCTTGAGATTGAAGCTGGCAGGCCAGTGTTGGTTGGCTGGTTGCATGCTGGAAACATGCTTTTAGGCGAACCACCCATGTGCAATGGGCTGGGTTGTGGGCATTGGAGCGTTATCAGCGGGTACGCAGGCAAGAACAGCAACGATCCGGAGTGGATCATGCAAGATCCTCGTGGCTACCCAGAAATGGAGAAAGGCGGGCACAGCAACCCGCACCTGGGACGCAACGTTCGAGTAAGGCAGGCTGCGTTTTATCAGCGTTGGCAATCTGAAGGCCCAAGAACTGGCTGGGTGATTCTCGTCAACGAGTGATCGACATACACGAAAACGCTGCTTACCATTCCAAAAAGTACACTCTGTAACAATGGGCTGGGCAGACTGGATGGTCGTCAACCAGAGCCTTGAGGAGGAGCTGGAACTAGAGCGCAACGTGCGAAACGTTCAGGGCTGCACGGATGAAACCGCCTTAAAGGCGCTATGCGTATCCCTGGTCCGCACCAACTGGCACCAGTCGAAGCTGCTCAAACAGGCAGTAGGTCACATCGGGGAGCTAGACGCGATCAATGCAGCACAGGGATAATCTCCACCTGTTTGCCCGACAAGGTTGCTGCAGCCCTGGCGCGTTCCAGGCTGCTGTAACTACAGGCGTCGTCTGCTCTCTCAGTCCAAAAAATGTCGCCTGAACCTGCATAGAGCGCAGAAACGAACAGCGGCTCTGCTTGAGCCGCCTTTAGAGCAAAACGCATGGAAGATCAGTCGTCTTTTTGCTTGAGGCGACCTTCGATTCGGTTGCGGATGGACGACCGCCACTGAACCTGATCTTTGGCCATGGCCTCGTTGTAAACGGTACTTGGGTAAACCCGCTTGAGTTCGGAATACACAGCTTCTCTTATCCAAGCCGCAGGACGCTGGTCTGCTTCAGCCGCTTTCTCAAACAAAAGCTCAGCTCTGTTCGGATCAATAAGAACGTGATAGTGCGCTTTATTGCCGTGAAGCTGCGCCATGTGACTCAAAATGCTACAACAATCTTACCACGTTATAGATTCGTC